CTAAGACCCCCCAATATAGAGCACCTCTGAAACCCAGTGCGCATAGGGTTCTCAGAGCACCTCTCAGCAACCCTACCTACCACGTATGAGAGCTTGACAATGACCCTCATAATTTGTTATACTATGTCTATAATGGAGAAAGATATGATAAATGTGTTAAAGAAGAACGGACTCTTAGACTGGGACTTTGTCTCTACTCTACTGTCTCTTACTGTATTGATAACGTTAGGACAGGTGTTATAATGGATACTTGGAATCTTTCGGAGAAGAACATGATTAGCGGTACACATATTGCTACTGGTTATCCTATAGACATTCAATTGACTATGCAAGAGATGATATTGGCGTGTGCTGAGTGTGGTGATATCAATAGTGCATGGGAGTCTATGTGCAAACTAGTGTATAGGCGTACAGGTATTGGTATCATTGACCAAATAGACATAGAATACATTACAGTTAGGGGAAAAAAGAAGAAATTCCACTAGACAACAGAGTCATTGTGGTGTATAATGAATGTATAAGAACCAAACTACTATACAGTCGGGGATTCTTTAAGTTCGACTAGGGAAGGACTTTCATTATGTAGACAGTGAAGTCCCTAGGGTTATCTACCGAGAAGGTCAGAGTGGCATGAGAGAGACCACTGGATTGCTTATCGCCTCTTAGAGCGTGTCTGCCAGAGGCGATACAGCTTGACAATAACATGAATAAAATGGTATAATATAAGCTGGGTCTCTGCGCCCTTCCGAAGTGGACAAGGTGCAACGGCTTAGAGTCATTCTAAGAGCAGCTCTGAGTGCTGACATGTGTAAGACCATGGAGCACCTCGGAAAACCTCAGAGAACAGTGCTGTGGGACTCCTAGGGGAAATATATGTGGACTCAACCCCCCCTCAAAGCTTTAACGGAGAGAATATGGAACGTATTTTAAAATTTTTTCGGGGTATTTTGACGACTGTAGGGTTTTTATATATCCTATTGATTCTCACTTTCCTCTATCTTTTTATATGGTTGTATGTTATAATAGGTTCTACACTATAAATTACTCACAGGAATACTCATGACACCTAAACAACAATTTGACACTAAGGAACTCAAGAACTCTAAACGTATCTTTAAATCTGCAACACCTAAATATGAACTGAGTTGGTATGTGAAGTGGACTGCAAGTTTCTTTATATTACTATCTATGAGTATGCGTGGAATCGAAGGCTTACAGTTCTTAGACCTTTGTTTCTCACTGATTGGAGTCACTGGGTGGCTCGTAGTAGGTGTACTATGGAAAGATAGGGCACTAATACTACTAAATGGAGTTGGTGTTGCATTATTACTGAGAACATTATTACAGAGTTTATTTACATGATTGAATTTTTATTTACATTACCTTTTAATACGTTTATGTTTATTATGAAGTACCTTGGTTCTTTATTGTTTTGGGTTGCACTGGTCTCCTATACGTGGAGTTTTAGACATGACCTATGGGATTGGGTGCTTGATATGTTTTATGCCCTTAAATCTCGTGTGAAGGGTCTACGAAAGGGTAAAAAGATTACTGAGAAACCCGAAGATTATATTCTATGAGTGATTCTTACGTAGAATTTGACGACCTAGACGTTGAGTTTGGGGATTTTATTATGCACTGTAAGGGTGCAATACGTGGGGAAGCACTTCAACACTTCTTTAATGTATGGGAACATGCAGAACAAGCAGGTCATACATACGATAGACCTAATTTAAAAATACACAAAGAGGATAAATCTTTGAACCTTGGGTTTAATTTTATTGACGTACTTCGTTATATGAATAATATTATATTACCCAAGTATATGGAAGAATATAATATGACTCAAGGTGATACTATATTGACTTTGGACGGAAAAATACAAAAGACATTACCTACTGGTGGTTATCATGGGTGGCATTACGAACATTGTGGGGATACACCACAACGTTGTCTTGCATGGACTATCTATTTGAATGACGTAGAGGAAGGTGGTGAGACAGAATTTCTCTATCAGTCCCGTAGGTATGTACCCCGTAGTGGTGATATCATTGTTTGGCCTGCTGGTCATACACATATGCACCGAGGCAACCCTCCTTTGAGTGGTGAGAAATATATTGCGACAGGTTGGTACGAATATGTCCAACAAGCATTCTTTACCGAAGGTAGAAACTGGGACTAAATACTAACATGGAAACTAATTTAATACTTATACACCTAATCTTTATCAGTGCATGTGTTTATTTCTCATTTCGTAGTGGGTACAAATCGGGACAGAAAGAATTGTTCTCTGATTTAACTCAAGAAGTGGTCAACGTGGTTGAACTTAAAAAAGAAATACTTAAACGTGCAAAGAAAAAAGAAAATATAAGTTAACACATAACAGGATTATATTATGAAAATCATTGGAATCAATTCAAGTCACGACACGTCATTATGTCAGTACGATACCGAGACAGGTGTCTTGGATTTTATGCACGAAGAAGACAGGTTCAGACGTGAGAAATACTGGTCACCTTCTAATCAACCTTTTCATGACGGAGTTGCAGACGAAGACGTTCATGCAGATACGTTAACGTGTATCTATAAAGGTGGTGTGCAAACACCCGACATGTTAGTCTTTGCAAGTTATGACAGACGTGGGTGTATACTTGAGTTAGACACCGACATGTTATTGGACGACAGAAGTATCTCTATGGAGATTGCAGAGTTCATTAAAGAGAAACCTTTTAACAATGAACGTATCGAAGAATTCAAAAAGAAATATGAGAAGTACGTAGTCGACAGTGGAACTGCTGGTGTCTTAGAAGAGAATGCAATCCACAATGGGTTTGCAGAACAGTTTAATGATTTGCCTGATGACGTTTACTTTTGGTACGAACACCATTTGTATCATGCCTATTGTGGTTATCACCTCAGTCCTTATATCTCACAAAAAGAAGACGCAATCGCAATCGTATGGGACGGCGGTGGTGCAAGATTAAAGTTTGATAAAGGTTGGGACGCATATCAAGAAATCGAATCTATCTATCGTCTGAAACATAATGAAGTTGCACAACGTCAATGGGTCTTGTCTAGTAATCATAGATTCTTAGGTGACCTCAAAGGTTCACACTTCCCTAATCAAATGGAAGGGTCAATGGACTATGACGGCGAGAACACTTCTTTCACTGAAGACGGAACTGAGTGGGAGTTTACTTCTCATGCAAGTAATGGTATGGACTTCTCTAATATGTCTTATGCACTTGGGTGTGATAAGTTAGGACGAGCTGCTGGTAAAGTCATGGGTATGGCAAGTTATGGTGTCGTAGGTACACCCGACCAAAGACGTTTCAATCGTTATGCAATTGCACAAGAGTTAGAGTTGCATTCTTTTGAGAACTCATGTAAGACCATACAGAAGGCAATCGATTTAAATCCCGACTGTAAGAACATAGTGTTAAGTGGTGGCTACTCATTGAACTGTACGAACAACTACAAATATCTTTCAAGATTCCCCGAACACCAATTTTATGTTGACCCTATTCCACATGATGGTGGGACTGCGTTTGGTGCTTGTATACACTTGGATTATCTAATCAAAAATAAATTACTTGCAAACGGAGATACAGAATGATACTTACACAAATACATAGAAATTTAGATGACGTTCTTACGGAAATTATAGAGAACAAACAAATCGTTGCAATCTTTCAGAATCAATCTGAATGGGGGCCGAGAGCATTAGGTAATCGTAGTATTCTATTTGACCCACGTCATTCACATGCAAAACAGATAGTCAACGTAGTTAAGAAACGTGAGGACTACAGACCTTTTGCTGGTAGTGTGTTGTTGGAACATGCACATGAATATTTTGAAATGTTACAACTTAAAGAATCACCGAACATGTCTTTTGCTATTCAAGCAAAACAAAAAGCATATGACGAGATTCCTTCACTGGTTCATGCAGACGGAACATGTAGAATTCAAACAGTAACCGAAGAACAAAATAAAAACTATTACGATTTAATTAAGGGGTTCGGTGATTTAACTGGGACACCTATTATTTTTAACACTTCGTTTAATCTAGGTGGTGAAGCACTAGTGGAGAATATTTTTGATGCGATTGACACTTGTAATCGTTCTGAGATAAACCACTTGTATATTCCCGAAGACCAAGACGTTGCAATTCCTTACGAGTTAGTTAAGGACAAGAGAAAGAACTATCCCGCTAATCCATTCGAATAATATAAATACTTCTATGATAGAAGTTTCAGACATTGCAATTCAAAAACTGATAGAAAAAAACGTATCAACAGTAAGACTTGGTGTCACTGGTGGTGGGTGTGCTGGATTTGAATATGTGTTTGCAGAAGATAGTTTTCAAGAGGGAGACGAAGTCATAGACTATGGTAAGTTCTCTTTTCTTATAGATACATTAAGTCAACCATTTCTAAATGGTATGACATTAGATTATATTAAAGAAGGATTAAACGAATATTTTAAATTCATAAATCCAAATGAACAATCCAGTTGTGGTTGTGGAGTGAGTGTGCAATTCAATGAAAACATCATCAGCAAAAGCTAAAGGTCGTAAATTACAACAGTGGTTTGCAAACGTTCTAGTTGAAACACTAGGACTTGACCAAGAAGATATTGAATCAAGACCAATGGGTTCTCAAGGTGAGGACATTATTCTTGGAAAACAATCTAGACAGTTATTTCCTTTCAGTGTAGAATGTAAGAATCAAGAAGCAGTTAACGTATGGAAAGCATACGAACAAGCTTCTGAAAACTGCAAAGGGTATGAACCCCTTGTTGTTATAAAAAGGAACAGGACAAAACCCTTAGTGGTTATGGACGCACAAAAATTTGTTGAACTATTAAATAAAAATGAGGAATAAAAACTTGTTATCTTTTAACGAACTCATCACTGAGGAAAAGAGTAGTGATAAACCATACCGACTTGTAGTTATTGCAGAACGTCGCATGGTCAAAAAAGCAAAGAAGAATGCAGACAAACCAGTTGTAAAGAAACCCTCCTCCACTTCCAGTAAACTATTCACCATTGCAAAAGAAAGTGGTTGTGAAGTGTATAGTGTTAAAGTGAATGGTGCATATATTGAACGTGACGACAATGGTGTCATTACAATTCATAACCAAGACGATAAGAAAGGTTTTGAATTAAATGCAGATACACTTGTTATGGTTCGTGGTGCTGTCACTGCAAAGGATTCATACTTAGATTTAATCAGTCAGATAGAAAGATACGGATTCCCAGTTGTAAATTCTAGGGAGTGTATCGAAGTATGTGCAGATAAGTTTAGAACTTATTTGAGATTACAGGAAATCGGAATGAACCAACCTAAAACAGTTTTGGTTCCAAACGAAGACCCCGAGACTGTAGACTTAGCTGCTGAAAGACTCGACAACGAATTCCCAATGGTTCTAAAGACACTTCAAGGTGCAAAGGGGGTTGGAGTATTACTTGTTGAAACGGAACGTTCTCTGCAGTCTACAGTGAGTCTAGTATATAAGATTGACCCTAATTGTGATATCCTTTTACAGGAGTATATCGACATGGAATATGATGTCCGTGTTATGATAAACAACAAAAGAATTATCGGTGCAATGAAACGTAAGAAAATCATTGACGACTTCCGTTCTAATATTTCACAAGGTGCAGAAGCAGAAGAAATCGAACTAACAGATTTAGAAAAAGAAACATGTCTTATCGCTGCAAAAGCAGTAAACGGACAATGGGTTGGTGTAGACTTTATTCCTGCTGATAAGAGAGACAAAGACCAACCTTATATCTTAGAGGTCAACCAGTCGCCTGGTACTCAAGGAATCTCTGATGCAATTGGTGAAGAAGTTTGTGAAACAATTGTAGAAGACTACATGGACAGAAACATATGGAAGAAGAGTGCAACTGAATGTGGTGTTCTCGAGACCATAGAGGTCGATGGTGAGACGATGACTGCTAAGTTGGACACTGGGAACAGTGCAAACGCTTGTGCCCTTCACGCAGACGAATATGAGATTAGAGGAAAGGTTGTTCACTTCACACGTAATGGTGAGAAGTTTAAAAAACCTTTGGTCAGAAAACTTACATTACTTAAACCACCCGAAACTAGACCAGTGGTGATGTGTGAGTTAAACTTCTTAAATACTATATATGAACAAGAAGTCAGTTTAGACCAAAGAGGTAAAATCCCATTTCTTGCAAATAGAGATTTTATGAATCGTGCAAACTTAATGATTAACCCGTCTAGGAAATTCCTATTGACCAACAAACACGACACTTCTGAGGAAGACTAACTTGACAATGACTTAAACTTTTTGTTATACTTTGTTTTATGAATAAATTAACTATCCAAGAACGAATGCAGAACAAGGCAGAACTTGCCTTGATAGAAGTCGAAGCCCAAATAGATGACCTTATGGACAAGAAGTCAACAGACTTCTCTATGTTCAAGTATCTAAAACAATTAGAGTACAGTGGTAAGGTTGTCAAGTATATGAAAGGGTTTACGGAAAATATAATCTATGAGTTAGAGAATAAAGAAGGTTGTGAACAGTTATCTGAAGCATACAACTTTCTAACTGCAACCCAAAAGAAGAAAGTCATTAAGACACTTAAAGGTTTTGAAACTGATATTGACAAATATGTCGAACAGTACAAACCGATTCGTAAAGCACCTAAACCTAGAACACCTACTCAGTTAGTTAAGAAATTACCTTATCTTAAACAACATGAGAAATATCATTCAATAGAACCCGAAGAGATTATACGTGCAACACACTTGTTCACTTATAATATTGCAAGTAAGAAGTTTACCAAGTTCGAAACATGGGGTGGACTATCTGTTAAAGGGTCGCGTATTATAGATTATGATTCATGTCAAGAAAAGACCTTGACAGATTTGAAGTTGCTTGATAGAATATATAAAGGTGGTAATATAATTGCAAAGAACTTTATAGACGAGATACCTCGTTCTAAACTAAAAGAGGGAAACGATTTATTAACCAAGAATACATTATTGATAAAAGTGATTAAATGATATTATTAGATTTTACTCAGACCATAATTGCTGGTCTGATGGTTCAACTCAAGTTGAATGGTGGTGAGTTAGACGAGAACAAACTTCGTCCTATGATTCTTAACTCAATTAGAAATTACCAAAAGAGATATGCACCCGAGTATGGAGAGATTGTTCTTTGTACGGACGCTGCAAATCCATGGAGACGAGAGTTCTATCCTCAGTACAAAGCAAACAGAAAGAAACTCAGAGACAATGACGATAAGGATTGGGGTGTAATCTTTAATACACTTCAAGTTATCAAAGACGAACTCAGAGATAACTTTCCGTATCGTTATATGTACGTAGAAAGATGTGAGGCAGACGATATCATTGCAGTGTTAGTTAAACATGCAAAAGAACCAGTCCTCGTTGTGAGTGGTGATAAAGACTTCCAACAATTACATGCATATGATGATGTAAAACAATACAGTCCTAATCTTAATAAGTTTATTGATTGTGAAGACCCTTCCCTATTTCTAAAAGAACATATTCTTACTGGAGATAAGTCAGATGGGATTCCTAATATCCTATCCAGTGATGATTGTATGGTAGAAGGTATCAGACAAACACCATTACGTAAACCAATCAAAGATAAGTATCTCAGAATCACGATTGAAAAGGACGATAAATACTATAGGAACTATTTAAGAAATCAAACACTTATTGATTTTGATTTCATTCCCGAAGACGTGGAAGATAGCATTTTAAGTGAATTTGAAAACACTGCACCAGTAAAAGGTAAAGTGTTTGACTACCTAAGAACTCATAGGTTAAATGAGTTGTTAGATAACATAGGAGATTTTTCGTTATGACGGAAACAACAAAAAAAGGAAGGGGTAGACCAAAGGGTGCTCCTAACAAACCAAAATTAGAACTCATTACAGAGAGAGTTGAATTACCTAAAGACGCAGATGCATATGAGATATTATGTCAAGCAGAAATAGTTGCACAAGAGAGTGAAGACTTAGCAGCTCAAGGTCTTAGAGTTTTCTCAGAAAGGAATGGTGCAGTAAAACAAATCATTCAGTGGGTGTTTGATGATAATATCAATTCAACACTTCCTAAAGGGAAGACACCTTACAACAGAGACGAAGCACCTGCTTCAGACCTTGCACAAACTTCTTTAAGATTTGAGTTCAGACAGTTTAAATACTTTGTAACAGAAGAGGTTCCACAAACTCGTAGAGAGACAATGTGGATTCAACTGTTAGAAGGGATACCTGCTAAAGAAGCAGAGTTAATGGAATTAGTAAAAGACGGAACATGGCCTTTTAAATACATCACTAAAGATGTTGCACAAAAAGCCTTTCCCGAAGCTATTAAATAAATAAATATTAGTGTCCTCAGAGACTATACATAAAAATAAAGGAAGTTTCAGTTTAACTTCTATGTGTAACTTTCTAGTCGAGTAGGACTCCATGGAGTATTGGAATGACAAGTGAACCAACAAATTTTGCCTCAGAGCAGGCACCAACCCAACCGACTGAATTAGAAAGAGTACAACAACGTATTGCTAATTACAAGATTGGTATTAACCCTAATTCTGCACAAGCAGTTTCTACCCTATTACAGTTGCACTTAAAGAGTGGACTTATTAAATTAGAAGAACTAGAAACAGTAGTTGCAGTTAGAGACGAAATCCAAAAAGGTCTAACCGACTATAACATGTCAGTTGAGACTGCACAAAGACAACTCAATGAGTTAATAGAAGCAGATAGAGTTGCAAAACAACAACTAATCGAAGAAGAGAAAGCACAACTCACTGATAAGATACGAGACCAACGTAAACAAAGAAAAGACGCAGAACTCAAAGTTGCACAACTAGAAGCAATACTTGCGTCTCATGGTATTCAAATGGACTTGAACAACGATGGAGTTATCGGAGTCAAAGAAGGTTCATTAAACCAAGATGGATTCGTAGAGTTATCTGCAGAGGAAGCTGCCACACTTGCTCAACAACATGGAGTTACAATTCCCGAAACTAAAATACAGAAGGGAACTATTGACGAGACACCTAAGAAGACTTCTAAAGCATTTGCAATGGCAAGACTTCTTAATCCCGAGGAATCAACAGAAGAAACAGTTCAAGACAAACCTTCATACATTCCACAATCAGAAACAACATATACCAATCCAGTTGCAACTCCACAAGAAGAGTTCGAACAAAAGATTGCAGACACTAAACAAGCATTCGAAGAGTGGGAAGACCAAACTGAAACAGAAGTTGAAGACGAAGAAATGGTATTCGGTAATGAGTCTACTGAAGATGACGGATTTGATTTACCAGTAGAAGAAGGATATGATGCAAATGGTTCACCAGTATCAGAGTTCCCTACTGAGACTACAATTGAAATAGAAGTTCCCGAAGATGCAAATAACAATATCGAAGACTTCTATGCAGAGGTTGACAAAGCAGTTGACGAAATGGTTCAAGATGATATCGATGAAAAACAATTCAACGAGTCATTCGAAGAACATACAGAAGTTTCTAGAAGGGAGAGAGTATTACTTGACCCATTAGAAGCAAGTCAAAGAAGTGACGAACTAAAAATTGCAGAAGAGGATACTAAGACAGAACCTACTTATGCAAAACCAAGTTCAGTTCCTATTACTTCAACCAACATGCCTAGACAGACGTTGAAGAGTGGTGATAGTATAGAAGCAGAAGTTCCTCTCTTCC